ATAAAATTAACCATATTATTTCCTCCTTTATTTGACTAATGTTAAGTCTTCGGTGTTAACCCAGCTTACAATCTCCTTTAAGAGAGCTTTTCCACTTCCAATCTGCTGAACTGTATATGTCTTGTTCTTTACCCAGTCCGGAATATTCTGTCCAGTGCTATATTTGTCAGCACTGCTTTTAATCTTAACCTTGCTGCCGACTGTTATGGATGCGGAAGCTGATTCTGTACCAACAGTTGTTCCTCCCTGGGTGGTAATAAAGGTATCGAAGCCATCAGCCTTAAGCTTTGCAGCCATGTTGTCAGCATTTTCTTTCTTGGAATATGCTCCTACCTGAACTTTGTATAGGTTTCCTACCTGAACAAGCATGGTATCATATCCCTTAGACTTAAGAACTTCCAGTGTTTTTTCAGCATTGGCTTTAACCCCATAGGCACCAACCTGTACCCTATATAGAACGGTTCCTGACGTTGAATTGCCTTGATTTCCTGTGGAGGATTCACTACTTTTCAATGCTGCTATGATAGCATCGAACTGGAATTCGGAGCCTGGGCAGTTTGGCTTTGTGACCGGATTTATCTGATAGTGTCCGACAATATGTTCACGGTCAAGTGGTATTTCAACGCCGTAGATGCGTTTTACCTCGCTGCGGATGTACTTAATCAATTCGATAGTGGCTGCAAGCTGTGCATCAGTAAGCCTGCCTTTTGTCTTGGCCCATATCCCTTCATGTTCGATGCTCACGGTATAATAATTAGCATTGGTCTTACGCTCTCTAACGGCTGCAAGGGTACTTTTTCCATAGTACACCTTGGAATTTGCATCTGTACTTGTGCCGTTGCACCATGAACCATCTGTGAGTTGAACGAGCTGTGCCACTCTGCCGTCCTGGGCGACTACGAAATGAGCTGATGCTTGAGCTTGCGGGTTGCAGAGCCAGCTTACTGCGCCTTCATAACTGCCTTCGGTAATGTGGCACACAATCATGTCAGGCTTCCAGCCTTTACGTCCATCGTATTTGTTCGGTGACGGCCTCTGGGTTATGTTCATGTCTATCTCCCCTTTCAAACTTGACTATTTTGATTTCCGATGTCCTCTCCTGGGACGTATTTATCACCGTACAATTTCTTAAGTTTAATTTGGTTTTCCATCTTCGCCTTGTTATAATAAAACCCCGTAGCTGTTGCCATCTCTGCGGCTGCTGCGGGGATTAAATAACTTAGCGGGGTGAGGTCCATCGTTCTCCATATCATGATGCAAGCGAAAATGAGAACGAACAGGTTTACAATAGACACGCCAATGAATATTTTCTTTGAAAACTCAGGAGGATTTCTTTTCTTGCTCCTCATGCAAGCCACCTCCAATCATAGGAAATTATTAACCCCCTGTTCATTTAAGAAGTCTTTCTGTTCGTGCTTAACAGCTCGTGCATATTCCAGGGCCTTTTCCATCTCTCCGTTGCATTTACTATCAAGTCGTTTTATGGATTGAGCCGTAGCTTCACCGAGTGCTATTGCTGCTCCAACACCTTTGATAAGCAAGAGCTCGTTTTTTTTTCTTGCTTCCTCCTGTCTGTCCCTTTTGGCATCACGCCTTGTAATGGATTTCTGAATTGCCCAGAAGCACAGTCCTGTAACAGCGGATGGTATGCCCATTAGGGCGAGAAGTGATAAAAAATCAATTGCCAAATGCTTCACTCCCTTCTTTATTGTTTAAGGCACATCAATACAAATAAATAGGACGTAAGAACACCGGTCGGCAAACTTACGTCCTTAGTCCATATGTTTCCGTCAAGCTTCGACTTCAAGTGCCTCCAGAATTGCTTTAACCTGGTCACGAATCAGAACAGGAACCTGTTCAAGGGTTTTTATACCCTTAACAATAAGAGTTGCATATACTACTGCCATCTGTTCCACCTCCTTCCTGAGCAGCATCTTTGCGAAGAAAAAGAAAAGGTTACTCATTGAGCAACCTCTCCACTTCTTCCTTAAGATTTTCAGGGACATCATCAATAGTTTTGATACCCTTCTTGATTAGATTGGCATAGATTTTTGCCATCAGTTCGCACCTCCTATCATAGTTTCATATACCTCACAAAGAGCAATCTGCAAATCAGTGACTTGCTGCTCTAATTCCTGGTTGCGCTGTTCAAGCTCAGTTATTTTTTGATTTTTTTCTTTGAGCTCTACGATACTGTCCACTTTACGTTTAAGGCTCATTCAAAATTACCTCCTATCCCTGATACATAACAATCTCCTATGGCACCGTTCCTCGATACTGTTACTCTTACATTGAAGCCCCATTGTGCTGCTGTTTTGGTGGTATTCGAGAGGAAAAACTTTCGTCCCCCGAGGACTGCACTTGTGCAATCTTCCCATGTAGGGGAAGCATCAAATCCGTTGTTGCACACTTCAACTTTGAAATTTGCTCCAGCAGGAATCGCTCTTGTAACATTAATGATACATTTCGTTACCATAGCATCCGTCGCCATTGGTGTAGAAAGAACAATGCTCATTGATGTAACTGATTTGGTGAAGGTCCACGTTCTTGTTGAGGATGCTCCTGCGCTATCAGTTGCAGTAACAGTCAAGGTATGACTGCCATTCAGCAGTTTCATGAAGGTTAATCCTGAAACTGAGAATGTATTGGTTGCCCCCAGCGTCACAGTGTAGCTCCTAAGCTGAACTCCATCTATCTTTTCTACAACTGTTACTGCATCTGATTCAGCATCTGTAACGGTATAGGTTTGTGAGAAGTCTCCCGACTTTGTTCCGAGGTTTCCGTCACTTCCCGAAATAACTGGTGCTGTGTTATTGATAACGGTTCGGCTTGGACTTGTTTGGTATCCGGATTCAGCTTCTGCCGTATCATATGCTTTAACTCTGTACTGTACAGTTGTCCATCCGTAGGTAATGTTATCCGTATAACTTAGTTGCGTCCCCTGGTAAATCTGGGAGTATGCTCCGCCATTTACGCTACGTTCCAATCTATATCCGGCAAGGTTTCCATCCGGGTCTGTTGATGCGCCCCATGAAATTGCAAGCGTCTGTCCTCCACGCACTGTCGTAGGAACTGTAATAGAACTGGGCGTAGTTGGTGGCTGGTTCCATACAATCGTGTATGCTCCGTCTCCATCTGGCGAATCAGATACCAAGATTGAAGAAGGAAGATTGCAAGCGGGCCGAACGCCGTCGTAGCCGTTGCAGGCGTTGTTGTTGCGGAGGCTGCCATCGGAGAGGACGCGGCGCACGAGGTGGGCGTAGGAAGCGTATGGAGTACGCAACCACCAATACCAAGGCGAATCTGTCTTTAAGCTTGTACTGGTGTATTCGCTGTTACTTACACACAAAGCCGTCGGATAAGCCAGCCTGCTTGTATTGTCAGAAAACAATGCCAGCTTACTTCCTTCTGCATAACCTTCATCAGCAAGTCCGACCTCGGTAGTGCTCAACAAGAAGACCTTGTCGGCAACGGTTTCTGTTCCGCCTCCATCGACGCTTGCCTTGACAACAGTAAGGGATGTGCTTAGCAGGGCGTTTCTAAAGTTTGCGGAGAAATCATTTTGGAATCCTGCTTGTGCATCATATTCGTTGTAATTACTCCAGACATTTGCGTTTGTAGGAGGAGCGTCAGCACTATGCTGAGCTGTGTACCATGCTCCAGCAGCAGCCGCACTGTTTAGCCATTGCCTTATGTTACTGTATTGATATCTGTTGTTTCCATAGCTTTGACGGTCGCTGTTGCTGTTTGATGGTTCCTTGGCATCCGAACATTTCAATGTGAGAATATACTTTGATAGCAACGTAACGGAATTAGCCGGATAGCCTGCATGGTTTTTGTCCGCAATCGTCCAGATTATAGGCGAACCATAATACTTCGTCGTGGTGTCTTTAACAAGGGCACCAACAGGCAAATTGCTAATTGGCTGTGACATTTGGTTTATCACCTGACCTTTCAGTATTGAATAATTTTCTGTAGAGTTCGTCCATGTTCCTGAGCAGGTGGTGGCAGTTGCCGTGCTCTACATGACCTCGCCAGCTTTGATACGACAACTCCACTCTGTCATGCGTCATTTTCCCATTCTCGACAAGCACCTTGAATTTCTTGAGCTTTCGCCTAAAGTTGTTTTTGCTCCTTCTTCTGACTTTTCGTATCACTTTTCCGGTGTCTGTTAAATAGGTGTGAAATCCAAGAAAATCAATACCGTTCTTCAAGGGGAAAATCTGGGTCTTTTCGTTAAGCTCTAATCCAAGGTTTCCGACATAGTTTTGAATGTCCACAAGGCATTTCCTGAGAAAATCCTTATCTTTGTGGATGAGGTAGAAATCGTCCATATACCTCCCATAAAACTTAACCCCGAGCTTATCTTTAATAAGATGGTCCATGCCATTCAGGTACAACAATGCGAAAATCTGGCTTGTTTGGTTTCCTATCGGGATGCCAGGGTCTTCTGTGCTGTCAATAATTAAATCCACAAGCCAGAGCACATCGGGTTCTTTAATATACTTTCTTACCATGCGCTTTAAAGGTTCATGTTGAATCCTGTAGAAATACTTTTTAATATCACATTTCAATACCCAACCGTTTGCAGAGCCGTTTTCCCTGTAATATCGCCGCATGAATTCAGCAAGTCTGTTCAGACCGAAATGTGTTCCCTTCCCTACCTGTGATGCGTAGTTGTCGAGAATAAAGCTCGGTTCGATTAACGGTTCCAAAACATGGGTGCACAAGCTTTCCTGTACAACCTTATCTTTTAAAGAATTCGTCTTGACTTCTCTCTTTTTCGGTTCGTAAACGTAGAAAACCGTATAAGGAGAAACTGTGTATGTCTTCGATTGTAGCTGTTCGGAAAGCCGTGCAGTAGCCTCTAAAAGGTTAATCTCATACCGAGCCGTGGTATTCTTCCATTGTTTGCCCCTCCTGGTTTTCCTAAAGGCATTATAAAGATTCTCAAATTTATAAACTTGTTCATACATTATAAAACCTCCTTGCCGTTTGGTAGTCTTGACCTTACTCATAGAGAGTTAACGTCTCGACATCGGCAATCATGTGTTTACCTCGTGCCGTAAGGATGGATGCAGCTTCCTTGAGAGAGGGTTACTGCTTTCGTCTTAAAGACTACTCGGTCTCAATTTCCTCTCAATCGGGCCGAACGCCGTTGTTGCCGTTGTAGGCGTTGTTGTTGTTGAGGCTGCCATCGGAGTTGACGTTGCGCACGTTGTGGGCGTTGGAAGCGTTACAAGCTGCACCCAATAGGATTTATCGCTGCCTATCCTTTTTGAGCCAGGCCGAAGTCATATATTTTACATCAAGTATTTTCTTCGTCCAATGCTCGCAGCTCTTGGCACTTAGATACTGCATATCAAAGGATAGCTCTACCAGAAACAAAAGCTCCTTGCAATAGGTTATAGCTTTTGCTTGTAGACTTAATCTCTCAGGTTTCTGCTGAGGGTCTTTGATGTTTAGCTCGTTAGCCTCGAGCAAACATTCGTATATATTCATAGCTCTATCCTGTATCCGGTTGACCAGGGTAAACCTCATCTTTTTGGGATACCTGTTGGTCCCGTTGGTAATCAGAAAGCTATGCTTTACCAAATCTTTTGCTTTGCTAATAACATTCAATTCCGAAGGCTCTCTGTTTGCAGGCTCTCTCATAAATGCACCTCTTATCCCTTATTTTTTCGATGTCCTCACGGTCTCCAGAATAAGCGAATCCATCATCAAGGATTAAAAATAATGCCTCCTTTCCGCTGTAAGTTATCCCTTTGATAACGACCACATTATCTTTCGGGCAGCATGGAGGCATAATTTCTGTAAACAGATTTCCGAGTATGCATGAAAGCTCCTGTTTTGTGCAGGCATATCTGTTCATTAACATTCAATCCGCTGCAACGCTACATTCCAGACACCAGTAACCGTCACATCGTTCAGGTCATCAAATAGGATGGTGAAGGGATTGCCTATAATGTCGTTAAAGAGAGCATCTTCAAGAGTTTTGATTCGAGCCTCATGGTTCGTTATCAAATTTTGTAGTGTCAGTATAAGCTGATAGTTTGTTTCTGCATATGAATAAGCTGCATCGGCACTTGATTGCGCTTGGTCTGCCGCATCGCTTGCCGAGTTTGCCATGCTCTGTGCAAGAGCTGCCGCAGCAACAGCGTTTGCAACCTGTGCTTTCGCATCGTCAGCATTGGCATTAGCAGTGCTGGCGATTGAAGTAGCCTGGTTTGCGGTCGTGATAGCTAACTGAGAAGCATTCCAGGAATTATCGGCTATCCCTTTTGCTATATTGCTTTTTTGCTCCATCAGATAGCCAAAAGTATTAAACTGCTGTGCTGTAGGTATCCCGTTAATACCTCCAACTATGGCCGCCCAACCTCCGGCCCACTCTTCATCTGAGATTGCCGCTCTGCTTCCATTCTCTGCAAAAGTGATATTGAAATTAGGGTCCATAAATCTTATACCTCCCCTCCCGGTTCTTGTGGTTCTTGGATAATAGACTGTGCAAACGGTCCTTGGCCGAAGCCGAGTGCAAGTCTGTTCATATCAGAAAAACCAAAAAACTCCATGTTGAAGTAGCTTATATTTGCGGTTACTCCAGCAGGTCTTATCGTTAAATCGGAGCTTTGAAGCAAGCCGAGTATTTCGTTGCTAAACTTTGCACCGATGTTTAGAAAGAATGTTGCGGGATAGTTTTTATCTTCCCTATAGTAGACAATCTCCGAATTATAGAGAAGACGACATGCCGCAACAAGCTCTGAAAAGGTACAAAGGTTTGCATTTCTTAGTGCCTTGTATTTGAGGAACAAACGATACCTTTCATCATCAATTACATCGAAGTCGAGCACTCCGGCATAAAGGGCCGACTGAGCTCTGCTTAAAACAACAATATCCCCTATATTGTCGAGTTGTTGTCCGGTCGCAGTATCAAGTCCTCTCATCGTTTTTAGCTGTTCAAACATGTCATAAACTTCCTGTAGCTCATCGGAAAAAGCACCGATAAGTACTTCAAGTTTGCGTTTGTCTTGGAATTGCTGAGGTATACAGCTAAGCCAATCATCTTTAATTGCCACCGAGATTCACCTCGATTCTTGCTGCATCAAACACCGCCTTTTCCCTTTGCCCAATTACTATATTGTCAGGAGTATAGTCCTCAGCCGATGGAATTTGTGACTCAACTTCCGTCGTACATGCGGTAATGGAAATATAGGAAACTCCGGTGACATTTTTGTAAATGTTCGTAAGGAACTTTTGCAAGAATACGGTTTGGCCTACGTTCAAATTCTTTCCGTCTTCAATGATGGCTAATTTTGTTCTTGCTGCGTAATTCGGCGGAATTGCCTCCGCAGTATTTCTTGTGAGCGATACTTTCATCCAGACGTATCTGTATGTTGGCCTGCTGAAACTAATATTGTGTATATTCCCGAACTCGTCAGCTACATCCATAGTTGTACTGCCGTAAGTTTGGATTCCATTAGCTTTCTCGCTAAAGATTACTTGGGCTACTTCGCCATCATCTCCGCCATCAACCACAATCTCTATGCTGTGAGGAGGTCTTCCTTCTGAATCTGTTGTGCTTGTGCAATTTTCGTAACCCATAGCTGCGGTAACTCCCTGTACGCTGTCATACAAGGCGGATGTAATGCTCTCAAGCATGTTCTTGGACCTTACAGCAATTCTTTTGATGTAAGACTGTCTCGCTTCAACATCTGTTTCGGTAAGTCTACCACGGACCGGAGCAATGTCGTTTGTAACTGAGTAAAAGCCATTGATGACTGTAACTATTTCCGTTATGGTGTTGTTGGGAACAATTACCTCACCATAATCAACGCTTTCAAAAACGATGTTGGATGTGCATTCCGTAACAATTAAGTTATCGGACAAAACCATTACGTTCGAGGATTGCCCTCCAATGTGCTCTATTGTCAATTCAAAGTGCGTTACTCCTTCTATCTCTCTTTCGGCAACTGTTTTTGTAAAATCCGTGTCCGTAATGGCATTGCTTAAGGCATTAAGAATCGTTTCTTCATTATCCCCTTCTTGCGCCTCGTAAGAATATGTTCCGTTATTGATGGCAATGGTATAAAGCTCTGCAATCGTACCTTCGCCCACAACAGGTCGAATCCTTATTCTTCTGAAATTGCTTCGACTTATAGTTTGAAGTCGTGAACATTGGAACATCTTAGCCGGTTGGGTAGTTGATTTAACAAGGCTTCCGTACAAGATGTTTGTTCCGTCTGCGCCGGTACATTTTAACGAGTATATCGTCCTTGCTTTTTTTAATCTTGTAACTCCGCCAAACTGCATAGCATTGTCAAGACTCAGGCCCTCAGCAGACGATGGATACTGTGAGTAGTATACATCCTGTCCAACTTCCCACAATGAAGCAATTTCGTCGGCAAAAGATGTTACAAGAACATTTAGAAGAGACTGCGGATTAATAGTAGGGTCAAATCCCCACCCGTCTTTAAGCTTTCCATAGATGGTATCCATAATGGTGTCAAGTCTTTTCAAAACAAACCCATCCGGAGTAACTCCATAATCAGGCATTAACCGTCACCTCCTCACTTATATATTCACTGCCTGCTTTTGCCTCAAATGAAATAGTTAAAGTTCTCTCAGCCTTATTTGCAGTAATAGTAAGCGATGTAACTTCTGTTACCTCATCAACGCTGAGTATCTGCTCTCTAATGAGCTGTTCGGTCCGGAAGTCATTTCCTCCTTTTACAAGCACCTCATCAAAGTAAGGAATTCCGAGCTCTTCGTTAAACTTCCATTCTCCGGCAAACCAGTGCAGCCGTATCTTAATTGCCTGGCT